AAAGCACTTAGAGTTGTGAGTGGCACCGGTGGTGGCACTGGTGGTAATAGTACATTTACATCCGTGTTTGCCGCAGCGAGATCAGTCCCGCTTCCTTCACATGGTCATACTGCTAACTCGGCTAACCAAAGCTCGAATCACAGTCATAGTGCAAATGCTTCATCAAACTCTGGTAACGCTGGATCACACGGACACTCCTTCAGTGACAGTCATAGTCACAACGTTTCAGGAAATACTAGCAATACTGGAAGTCATTCCCACAACACACCAACTGGGTTAATAAGTGGCACTGATGGTTCTGGGGGTTTGGGTAACAGAACTAGTGATGATGGCCAACCTGAAGGTACGGGGTCAGGGAGTGGTACCAATAGTAAAGGTAATCACTCTCACTCGATGGATGGTAACACCAATAATGTCACCGTTTCTGGTAATACAGGAAATACTAGTAGTCACGCACATAATGTGAATACCAACGTATCGGTTGGAAACAATAATTCCAATCACAAACACACGATTACTGTTACTAATAATGGTGTTAGTGGTGCATCAATGGACTTTGATGTTCAATACATCGATGTCTTGATTTGTTCTAAGGACTAGGTGGTAATGTGTCAAGGGGATTATGAGGTGTAATCTGAGAATGCACGATCCCCTGTTGTAAACCTTCGATGTAGAGTTGTTGGTTTAAATGATTTGCTTGTGCTACATCGTTTCTAAAACTTTCTACTGCAGCACCAGTTTGATTTGATTTCTGTGCAATCTCAACAGCCATCATGGGCATCCACGCGACAGCACATTTCCACTCATCAATATCTTGTCCTGTGTTTGGATTTACTCCTCTTACCTCTGTGTACCAAGCACATTTACGTCCAACACATTTCTTTTTGATGAGAGGGCAAAACTCACCTTCCTTCATTGTGTAAATACTCAATCACCTCAAATATTTATCTACTCACTTTATAAATACAACTAACAGGAAAAGCATTATAGTTTAATGTCATTACTTAGGGCCGATAAGATAACCAATAGGTTTAAGAATAGTGGCCCGATCATTGTTGGTCCTTCCTCCGTAACTGGTGATTTTACGGTATCAGGAATTCTTACAGCATTAGGAATTGGGGTTACTAATGATGTTTTAGTTGGTGGTGCGACTACCACAAAGTTTTTAACAGCTCAAAACTCAGCAAATCTTTTTAATACAACATTAACAGGTGTTACCACTGTTGGTGTAATTACTGGTGGTACATACTTTGGTGATGGTGTTAATCTAACTGGTATTGTAACATCAATTGCTGCTGGTGCTGGTGTTTTTATCTCTCCGGCTGGTGGTCAAGGTAGAGTTACAATAAATGCAAATAATGTAGCAGTTGCTGGTTTTGCAGTCACAGCTGGTGTATCAACTAATCTGAAGGGTGGTGCCGGCGGTGTCATACCATATCAATCTGCCGTCAATACTACGGCATTCACTGGTGTAGGTAATACTGGAGAAATTCTCTTATCACAAGGAGCTAATACTCCTATTTGGACATCACTTGCAGCGATTAATGTTTCTTTCGCTTCGAGTGCTGGTGTATCCACCAATCTGAAGGGTGGATCAGCAGGTAAAATTCCAATTCAAACTGCACCTGATACCACTGGATTCCTTCCAGTTGGTGTCACAGGTAATATCCTGTTAGCACAGGGAACTTCAAATCCAATCTATATTGATCCTAAGGCATCACTGGATGTTCGTAGGGCAAGGTTCGCAGGTATTGCTACCAATCTACAAGATGGTTTCATCTCCAACGTAACTTCATTAGAAGTTGTTGGTGTCACCACATTAGGTGTAGCCACAGCAAAGACCTTAGATGTCACTGGTATTACGACCACTGACCTTTTAAATGTTTCTACTGCTGCAACGATCACCAATCTGACCTTATCTACAGGTCCCGGTGTTGCAGTCACAGCCATCCTTGACGAGGATGACATGGTATCTGATAGAGCAGATGCCCTGGTAACTCAACAATCAATCAAGGCATATGTTGATAGTCAAGTCACAGCACAAGACCTTGATGGTAACGCTGATAGTGGATCATTCGTAGTTGATCTTGATAGTCAGGAGTTAGGTGTTCGTGGAACTTCCAACGAAGTTATAACTGTTGGTGCCGGACAAAGTGTTACTGTTGGACTTGATACTAACGTAACTATTCCAAACAACCTGACAGTTACCACCAACTCACAAGTTAATGGTATCTCGTCTGTTGGTTCTGCCATCACGATGTATGGTGCGACTGGTATTGTCAGTGCCACTGCATTCTATGGTGACGGTACAAACCTTACCAACGTTCTTGGAATTGGTAACTCTGTTACTAATATCGTCTTTGTCAGTCCTGATGGTGATGATACAAAGGATGGTCGTAGAGTATCGACAGCAAAGAGAACTGTTGGTTCTGCACTTACAATTGCTGAAGCAAGTACAGTTATTAGAATCTCTGCTGGTAATTATTCAGAGAACAACCCACTCATTCTTCCTGAACAGGTAACTATTCTTGGTGATAGTTTGAGAGAAGTATCGCTATCACCACAGAATGCTAATCAAGACTTCATCTATGTTGCTAATGGAAGTTATGTTGAGAATATATCCTTCACCGGAACTTTGAATGAGGGTAAGGCAATCATTGCATTTAATCCAGATAAACCATCGTTTGTAACACAAGGTCCCTACATTAGAAATTGTACTAACTTCATCACTAATAGTATTGGTATGAAGATTGATGGTGCTAGTGTTATCGGTCCTACCAGGGCGATGAACGTTGATAGTTACACTCAACTGAACCAGGGTGGTATTGGTGTTTCTATCTCTAATGAGGGTTATGCTCAGTTAGTTTCTATCTTCACCATCTACAACGATCAGAGTATCATTTGTATCAATGGTGGTCAATGTGATCTGACTAACTCCAACTCTTCATTCGGTAGGTTTGGTCTAGTTGCTGATGGTATCGGTCCCACAAACTTTATCGGTACGGTTACGACTGCAACTGCTGCAAATTCAGATGTATTCCCCATTGATTTAAGTACAGAGACACTTTCAATTGAAAACGCATTGTATGATGCTGCATCAGGTCTTACAACGATTACCACTTATAAGGCTCATGGTTATAATCAGGGTATGAGTGTTAATCTTGCAGGTCTTGGTTTCTCCTGCAGATCATATGACCACACTTTTGTAAGTGGTGTTAATAATGCAATCACCGATGGTAATGGTGTAAATTATACCGCACAAACCGGAACAACTTATAATCAGGATACTGGAGCATTAGTTCTTGATGTCAATACGACTCATGGATTATCTGCTGCCACAGCATTAACGGCAACAACTGGTACTGGTTGGATTCCATCCACAGGTATTTTGACTGTTGTTACAACAGCTGCACATGGATTGACAACAAATGATTATGTTAAATTCGCGACAGAATCACTGACATTCTCTTGCACACAAGATGGTAATGCTACCAACCATGCATATCCCAGACAAACTGATCCCGTATTTAATAAGTGGATTCAGGTAACTGTAACTAATGCCACGACATTTACATGTAGTGTTGGTGTCTCAACAACCGGTGATTTTACACACACATTTGTTTCAGCAACTGCAGGTGGAGTTCTGAAGGCTAATGATACTGTCACCATTGCTGATAATGGTGTCACATTTACATGTGATAAGGACAACAATACTTCTAATCATTCTTATCCCAGACCTGGTGATCCAGCATCTGGTGCTACTCTTGGTATTGAAGCCGTCACATCTGATACATTTACTGTTAATGTTGGTGCATCTAATATCTTTACCTTCCCATCCGGTAACTTTGGTAACATATTCACCGTTAGTGAAGTAGTTGGTATCAATACATTTAAGACCTTTGTAGGATTCTCAACTCTGACTCATGTTTATAATAGCGGAGGAAACACCAATACATTTGTAACCAGACCTTATGACGGTCAGGTTGTTTATGTTGATAGTATTTTCAATTCGATCAATGGTGTTACGATTACGAACGGTGGAAGTGGTTATACAAGTCCCCCTGCAATTACATTCTCTGATCCAAGTGAATCATGGGGTATCAGGGCAACTGCAAACGCAGTATTGACGAATGGTGTAGTAACATCAGTGGATATGATTTCTAATGGTAGAGGATACACTGGATCACCAACTGTAACTATCGCTGGTGCAGCTTCAGGCACCCCCAATCTCTTACCTACATACTATGTGGTCAGTAGTGCAACTCCCGTTGTCGGTGGTATCTCTACTGTAACATTCACTGAAAGGGTACCCTACGCAGTCGGTGTTGGAACAACAGTTCCATTCTTCAAACAGAGTAGAGTTCTTGCTTCAAGTCACGCCTTTGAATATATTGGATCTGGTAATACATTCCCCGATGCACTCCCTGCTCGTGGTGGTGTAGCAATCCCAGAAAATGAAATTGTGAATAAGAATGGAGGTTTGGTTATCTTCACTTCTACCGATCAGGCAGGTAACTTTAAAATTGGTGATGGTGTTGTTATTAATCAGTTAGAAGGTTCTATTTCTGGAGATGCATACAACAGAAGTTTGTTTGCAAACATCACACCTTACATTCTCGCACTAGGAGGGGGAGACTAAAAAATGCCACTAGCTTTAAACAATTATCAAACTATCACAGGTGTTGTAGGAACTAATACAGTCGGTATCTACACAGCACCAACTGGGTATAGTGCCATTGTTCTATTGGCACAAGCTACTAACATTGGAAGTAATACACAGACAATTAATTTTTTACACGAAAGAACAGTTGCAGGTGTTGCAGTAACCACAGAAATTCTTTTGGGATTCCCTGTTCCTGCTAATGATGCTGCAAATCTTCTTGCAGGAAAACTTGTTCTTGAAACTGGTGACTCACTTAAGATAGGATCAAGTAGTAATACTGATGTGAAATTTATTTCATCTGTTTTAGAGACACTTAATCAGTAATAAACAATGGCAAGATTCGCTAGCAACGACCGTATAAATCTTAAAGTTGGTGTAAGTTCACATAGCGAACAACTTACATCACTGGAAGTAGTTGGTCGTGTTGGTATAAATTCTACCACATCAGAGAATGCATTAGACATTGTTGGTAATGCCAATGTAGATGGGAATATAAGTGTATCTGGGTTATCAACCTTTACCGGTATTGTTACCACTGGTGGTGACCTGTATGTTGGTGGTGACTTATATGTAAAAGACGATTTAGTATATGACGAAGTAACTGGTAGAAATATTAATATCAGTGGTGTTGCAACCATTGGTCAAACACTGGATGTCAATGGTAATCTAGATGTAGATGGTCATACAGAACTTGATAACTTAAATGTATCTGGTGTCTCCACATTTGCTGGTAATATAATTGGTGATTCAGCCACCAATATTTCAGGTATCAATTCAGTAACTGCTACAACATTCTTTGGTGATGGTTCAAACCTAACCAATACTGGTGCAGTATTGAGTGCGGCGTCAGGACTTCAAAGAATTGTTGCAACCAGTCTTACAACCGGTATCTTAACCACTGCTGGTACCGATGCAGATTTAACATTTAATGCAACAAGTAATTTATTAAGTTCAGGTAAATTAATTATTGCAGGTATTTCCACATTTGGTGGAGATATAAGTGCCAACGGAAATATAATTGGTGATAATTCCACAAGTATTTCTGGTATCAACTCTGTTACCGCAATCACATACTTTGGTGATGGTTCG